AGCATCCATAGCATTGGCGCGATGAATGATTTCAGGTACAGCCTTACGATCAAGCTCGTCGGCAATCTCTTGAGCCACAGCAACGTCTTCCGGGCTAACTTCAGGAGAATCTTCCTCCATCGGCGTATCCGAAGTGTCGATTTCAATCTCGACCTTTACGGTTGCCCGCTGTTCCAAATCTTCGTCAGCCATTTCGCGTTCTCCAGTGGCTTCTTCAAACATGATCGGCGCATGGTCATGGTCACTCAACCAAGCCTTCGCTTCAGCGACAGTATAGCGATTTTTATCGAAACGGATAGCCTGTAGCTCAACGCCACCATCAGCAAGAATACCGTAGATAAAATCAATGCCGGGACCACCAGCGCCATTATCCCGACGAAAACTATCATACTTATCAGGATCGGTAAGACGCGCAGCGTGTTCGTTAGGATAAGGCCGTGCGTCATCATAGGCTCTTTCTTCATCCATACCGCTGACCTTATCTTTGGACCAAGAATAACCCGCATCACCGCCCCAGAGCGCCCATGCGATACGACCATTTGACGGGTAACCATCTTCACCGGGCCGGAAACCTTCTGCTTGCTTATCAACCTCATGGCGACTGAAGAAGCTGTACATCCGTTTGACGGTATCGTCAGACAGGTCGCGTCCGTTCACAATGTCACGCGCACGGGCAATGCCAACCTCAGTGCCACCACGACCAAACTCACGCCGCCAATCAAGGCCGCGCTGCGCTTCAGTCTTCATGCCATCAGTTGGTTGGTTCGCCATCTGAGCCTCCCGTTTGCGGCATCACACCCTTAGCAACCTCAGAACCACCAAACGGCTCGAACGACATCGTAAGGCCGAAGTCTGTAGCAAGCTGCTTATCACGCTCCCAAGTCGAGTAGATTTCCTCAACGTCGCGGCCATACTGAGCAGCGATGTCAGATGGCGACAGAAGGCCGTTATGCAGACCAATGACAGAAGCCCGCATTTCCTTCTCAGGATCAATCCAGCTAAAGCCACGCGGACGGAAGATGGTTGATCCGTAGAACTTATCGAACTTGGTCGCCGGGATGCTGATGAAGCTAAACTCCATCACATGACGCAGCCACATACCGAAGATCGGGAATGCGAGATGCTCAATCAGGAACCGCTGCTCATCGCGATAGAAGTCACGCTCTTCGAGTGAACCCTGACGGATAGACGAATAGCTGGTCCCCTCAAGATCACCAGAGAGGCTTGAGTAGCTGACACCTAGACCAGATGCGATCCCGCGCAGAATGCCCTTCTGGAAGTCTGCAAAGGCCGTCGCAGGGTGCGTCGGATTCCATTCCTTCAGGTCAACGCCCTTCGGGAGTTGGTGCAGCGTACCGGGTTCGACATCCATGATGGGAACTGTCTGGTCATAGTCGTCTGCGTTGAAGTCATCACCCGTATCGGAGATGAAAAAGCCCATTTTGGCGGCAGCGATGCGGCTGGCTACCAATTCAGCCTCACGATAGGCGTTCAGCATCTTCACTGCACCCATCACAGGCGCAAATGCTGTCTCACCGCGTGTCTGACCGGCCCGATTGGGCTTGTAGTAGTGAAGGATTTGATCTGCCGGGACGCGAACGCTGACGCTCTGCTGCATCGTCGTGTAATCGTAATCACCCGGATGCGCCTGACGCACCCAATAGGCTACAGGCTTGCGATAGCGATTAAGCTCGACACCCATACGGATTTCGTTGCCGTTAGGCAGCCGCTGATTCTTCTGCTCGTCAATCAGGTCAGATTCTAGCGGATTTAGCGCAAAGCCATACTTGTAGGCCGTACCTTTGACGATCTGGATGAAGCACTCACCGTCACGCTTCATGGCTTCTTCAGCGTATTGCTGAATGTCGATCCATGTCATCTTGCCATCAACGGTGCATTCACGGCCCCAGTCAAACCATGCACGTTCGATCTGGTCGTTGCCGATAACGTCGAGCGAATTGTCTACGTTGCGGGCTTTGACTTGCAGGTTAACGCCAGCCTCACCGACCACGTTCACGCGCATCAGGTTCAGGAAACGCTTGGCATAGGGGTCATTGCGGGCAAGATCACGCGCACGATTGCGCAGGGTAACTAGAGCGGGACGAAGCTCTGTATCCGCGCTGCGATTGCTTGCCTTGAAGTCTTCGAAGAGACGGCCCTGATTAGCGGCAGCGTAGTGGCGACGGCTAACCTGCCTAACTTGGCGTGTCTCGTTTTTGTTAACGAGCGAAGGCTTCAGAAAGTCCCAGAATGCCATTACCGAAACCTCACTTTGACCGTTGCGCCAGAGGACTTACCAGCAGCGATGAGGGCATCCTGCTTCTCCTTGGCTACTTCCTTACGATAATAATCACGCCACATCATCAGGTCTGCGATGCTCAATTTCGACAGAGAGCGGCCCTGAATGCTGTAGCTTGAGACATCCTTGTCAGCACGACCTTCGAGCAGCGACTGAATCTTCTCAACCATAATCTGAGCGTGTGACCGATTGTCCGCGCCGTTCTGGTCGAGGTTAGACAAAAGAGTGATGCTACCTTCGCCTACAGAGACTTTGGCGGCATCACTCTTCCGGCTGATGAAGGCTTGCCAGACGTAATCGCCAGCAACCATTGCACTGGTGATTGTGGAATTGAGAGTAGCAAGGAACGACCCGTCAGCCGCTGTTGTGGCAGTCACAACCTTATCAACGCCGTCACCATTGCGCAGCCGGATATTGTAAATCAGATCATAGCTGGCAGGAGCGTAAATGTCCGACAGATCGGCCCGCTTCCACTGCACCAGTGTACCAATAACAACGCTTGTCGGCTCAGTCGTCAGCGCATTGTTTTGATCGAATAGGTTAACCATTACCACCCCCAAAGAAAGCGGAGTTCGTGCGCTGACATTTCTTGAGCCGCTTGCAATGACGACCCGGACGACGGATTCTGCGCTTCAGACGGAGGGGAGCAGCAACAACTTTAGAAGCCTTAGCCATTCTACCTCCAACTGTTAGCGAAGCCACCCGATCCCGGTCTTCTAGCTAATTTCTTCGGATCAACCAATGGGTGGGGCTTTTCGGCCTTTGCCACAGGTTGTGCCTTAGCTGATACATTAGCATAGAACTTGTTGTAAACGCTATCTAAATTCACGTTCAAAATAGCAAGTGCCGCGATACCGTAAACTCTAACGTCCAATGCTTCGTTTCTGGTGCGCGTTTTCACCCAGACGCGATGAGCGAAGCCCTTGTTATACTTAATGATTTGACGTTCAGCCGTTAGCTGTTTGAAGTATTCCGGGTCGCGCTCCATCGGGAAGTGACAATAACCCGGTCCCGGCTCTTCGATGCGCAGACGCGAGTACAGCATTTCCTTCACCGTATCGACACCCACACTGTAAAGTGGCACTTTACCTATGTTGTTTTTTGTAGGTCTGCCGACGATAGGCTTACCTTCACCACCAACACCCTTGATGGCAAACACCCGCTGCCGGGTCTTAGCGTAGTTGTAGACTGCCCGCGTGTGGTGACCACCAGAGTCAATGCAGGTAGCGCGGACAATCATCTCCTCACCGCTTGGGTGTTCGTAAGTCGTGCCTATGATGTCGTCCAAATCCTTCCAGATTTTAGGTGATGATGGGTCACCGTAGAGAATGTGGTAAGCGATGGAGTAGCATTCTTCGCCCTTTGACCACCCGATTATCTCACACTCTAATCGATCATCTTGCACATCGGTCCCAGCCGTCAGCAGCACCACATCTTCAGGAATTTCATCATAGACTTCTCGTCGTTCGTAGATCGATAGGTCGTCTACCCCCTCACCTTGGTCCTCCCAAGTCTCGCCAAGGAACGTATTCACCCATGTCTTGAGGCGCATCGGGTCTTTACGGGCAGCGAGGAACTCCTCAACCGCGTCAGATAGGACTGACCAAGGGCTGTAAAGCGCACTCAGATGGAACCCGGCAACGCCATTGAACATCTCAGTGGCTTCCCAATGCCCCTTAGACACAGCTTTGCGTCGATCTGCGTCATCCCAAACCGAGCCGCAATGTTCGCAGGTGTAATGTGCCGTCTGAGGCTTGCCTTCTTCCCAATGCACGTTCGACCAACGAAGCTCTTGATGTTCACCGCAATCAAAGCAGGGAACCAAGAACTTACGTTGATCGCTTTCGAGATAAGCGGACTCAATTCGACTGGCATCCTTGTTGGTAGGTGTCGAAACTAGGATAATTTTCCGATTCCAGAATGTTGCAGAACGCCTTTTGGCAAGCGCAACTGGGTCCCCTTCTTCGCCAGCAGAGGGCGGATAGCGGTCAACTTCGTCGCACAGCACGATACGAATAGGTCGAGAGGCAAGGCCAGCAGGGCTGTTTGCGCCTACCAGAGACAGCGCACCGCCCGGAAATATCTTGTGCAGGGCCGTATTGCCGCTTTCCTTGCCGCGATTGTCCTTAATCTTGTCACGCAAACAGGGTGTCGAACGCAGCAAACCAGCCGTCACACGGTCCTTTGAGAACGACATTGCCATGTCCACAGTGGGCTGAAGCATCAGGATCGGCGCAGGATCGTGTGCCATGTGGTAGCCAATGGTGTTCAGCAGCATCTCAGATTTGCCCAACTGCGCTCCGCACATGACGACCACCTCTTTGACAGACGGGTCAGAGCAAGCATCCATGATGCCGCGTTGGTATTCAGCGCGAGACGTAATCCAGCGCCCCGGCTCAGACGAACTCTGGCTATCTAGACGGCGTTCGAGATCAGCCCATTCTGCAACCGATAGCTTAGGAGGAGGCGTGAGGCATTTAACCGCTTCTTTCAGCGCCTTTGACAGCGCATCACGCGATTCATCTGATTCAAAGTACGGGATCATATACGCTCCGACCTCTTTGGCCGCCGCCTAGGTCGCTTCTTAGGCTCTTCTTCCGTCTGATCGATTACTTCACTGGTTCCAGTCGTGCTTGTCGGATTTATCGATGGATCGTAGTTTGCCATCTCAGCCAGAGCCTCATGAATCTGCTGTTCGACAATTTGCTTTACCACACCGGCATCATCTTCGTTAGCTACCAGCGGCGCAATCTTCGTCGGCAGCGCGAGAAACTTGGCGCGAACAGCATTCAGTACATCACCCCAAGCCTTAATCACATCTTCGGTCAGGCACAGGCTCTGCCGAATCTTGGCAAGCTCCATCTCAGCAATTTCTGCGTCTGCGTTCATCTTGCGTGTGCGGGCCGCGTCGTAATCCGACCCGATAATCACGCCACCCGTACTATTGCGCCTAGTGTTCTCAGCCATGTTCACCCTTTCCACGCAGATATGACATTTTCTTGCGCTGTTTAAAAGAGGTCGAGAC